AAAACAGTTATAGATTCACGATTACGCACTGCAACTACAACTGATGATAATCTCAGTGATAATGGATTTATGCATCCGCTATTAGATAGCCCAATGGCTACGGGGGGAGCTGAAACAAGACCGCGAGCGATTGCTCTCAAATTATGCATCAAAGCAAAAAACACATTTGATGACGTGCAATTCTGGGTGAAGGCATTCGGTGTTGTTGAAAATGCTGGGGCTTTAGATGCGGGTACACTTGCGCAAAATATGCAAGCGTTATCTGAGCGTGTTGAACAAAAAATAGAAGAAAATAAACAATCAACTTTGCGAGAAATCAACAATGCAAAAGCTGATATAAATCAGCAATTTTTGCAGGCACAAGAGAATTTATCTCAAATTGGCACATTAAAAACAGTCTGGCAAGGTAACGTGGGTTCTGGGCAAATTACTATATCAGAGAAGTGCTTCGGTAAAACGTTAATTTTTTATCTTCAATCATCAGAAAGTCACAGCCTTGATGATAATAACGATATTGAAATCGTCAGTTTTGAAGTGGGTGCAGAAATTGAAGGTAAAAAAGGTGGCAGAGTTCGTTGGCTTGATGTTCGTGAAGTAAATGCACACAGCAATGGTGGTAGACCTATTTATTATGTAGAAGTCAAGACATTCGCTGTGACTGTTGATAGAGACGGTACAACAATACAAATTCAAAATCTTGCTGGTCGTTTTGTAAAACGTATTGATATTCGATGAAGGAGTGATTAATGAAAGTCTATTTTTTAAAAGAAAATTTGAATAGTTATCAAATTTTCCCTATTCCTCAAAACTTAAATGATTTTGTGGAAATGGAAGTAGAAAACGAATCAGAGCTTGAGACTAAACAACTTATTGATTTTAAAAGTCAATACATTCTAGTTGATAGACAACCAACAGAATTACACAAATGGAACGGAAACAGCTGGGTTGTTGATAAAAAAAAGAAAACTGAAATTAAGCGTGAACTCATTAAAAATCTAGTTGATAGCATTGATGATACAGCAGCTAACATTAGTGCAAGATGGACAAGGTTTGCCGAAGAGTATAAGGAGCGAGAAGCTGCCGCTATTGCCTTTAAAGAAGCAAATTTTGCTGGAGAAGTAAGCGTTTATATCAGCAGTTTTGCAACGGTTGCAGGTCTTGATAATCAGTCTGCGTCACTTTTGATTCTTCAGCAAGCAGAAAGCTTGCGTACATTGCAACAACAATTAGCAGTGCAAAGAATGCGTAAGTATGAGTTAAAGCATGAGGCGTTGAGTGATGAAGAACTGCAACGTATTCATGACGATATTATAGGTAAAATGCAAACATTAGCGGAGGCACAACAATGATAGGCGCTAAAATCTATCTCGCATTATACAAAGGTAAAAAAACGGGTAAAAACCCGAGCGCACTTTTGGCACGTTTGAGTGACTGGCTCACTCGTAAATTGACAAAAGGCGTGTATTCGCATTGTGAAATTGCAGTAATGAAAGAAGTATTTGTCAGTGGGCATCACTATGAAACAGAAGTGATGTACGAGTGTTATTCGTCTTCAATTCGAGACGGCGGTGTACGTTGTAAGCAAATTGATGTTTATGATAGAGAAAAATGGGATTTAATTGAGCTAGAGGGAGTTACTGAAGCACAAATCAAAGCTTATTTTGACCGCACTTTGGGCTGTAAATATGACTGGTGGGGTGCGTTAGGGATTGTGCTAGGCATCAAACAAAAACGCTCAAAATATTTTTGCAGTGAATGGTGTTTTAATGCGATTTGCGGTGGCGAGAGCGGTTGGCGGTTTAGTCCAAATCAACTAGCAGCTATATTTAATAAAGAGAAAAGTTAAAAGGAGAGTTTACCCTGCACAAAGTTTAATTCAGTAAAGAAAAGACGGCGATAACAACGGCACTAGGAATGCTCGTTGTTACCAGCTACGCAGAATAAGCCTGCATATAGCCATACGTCGCCTACCTTGCGCAAGGCGGGCGGATTGTAACAAATCTTTTGATTAGGAGAAATATATGCAGTCAATTAAAGCAATCCGTTGCACATTTTGTAACAAATTATTGGCGAAAGTGGGGATAGTTGGTTATTTAGAAATCAAATGCCCTCGTTGCAAAACCGTTAATACTACACGTTAATTTGATTTGAGTGTCAGAATGCCTTGAGCATCGGAACGCCATAGAAAGGAAAAACTATGGCAAATCAAAACACCTTTAAACAAGCCCCATTGCCGTTTATCGGACAAAAACGAATGTTTCTTAAACATTTTGAAACAGTTTTAAATGAGAATATAAAAGGCGATGGCGAAGGCTGGACGGTTATTGATACATTCGGCGGTTCGGGCTTATTAAGCCACGCAGCCAAACGGTTAAAACCGAAAGCCCGCGTAATCTACAACGATTTTGATGGCTATGCCGAAAGATTGGCATATATCAACGACACTAACGCCTTACGCACACAAATCTTTGCAAAAATTGGTAACGCTACGCCAAAGAATAAGCGTTTACCAAAGTCATTAAAGGCAGAAATCATTAAAATCATCGACCAATTCAAAGGTTACAAAGATTTAAACTGCTTGACGAGTTGGCTATTGTTTAGTGGACAACAAGTAAGCTCATTAGACGAACTGTATAAGAAAGATTTTTGGCATTGCGTTCGATTAAGCGATTATCCTAGTGCAGAGGGGTATTTGGATGGCGTGGAAGTTATCCGTGAATCATTTCACACACTTTTGCCGAAGTTTACCGATAATCCGAAAGCCTTGTTTGTATTAGATCCGCCTTACCTTTGCACCAAACAGGAAAGCTACAAACAAGCCACCTATTTTGATTTGATAGATTTCTTGCGATTGGTCAATATTACGCGACCACCTTATATATTCTTCAGTTCAACAAAGTCGGAATTTGTGCGGTTTATTGAGTATATGGTCGATGATAAAGTGCATAATTGGCAGGCGTTTGAAAACGCCAAACGGATTACAGTCAATGCCAAACTGAACTACCAAGTGGCGTATGAAGACAATTTAGTCTATAAATTCTAGCAGTAACAAAGGCTTCGAGTAATCGCGAAGCCTTTTGTTTTAGTCTTCTAATTCGGAAAGTAAACAATAAAACGGTGGGGCAAAAGAGGCGAGCGTGGACGTAAATCTCACCACGCAATCTTTACGTCCGTCTTCCACAAAACGCACATCTAAAAATGCCGTGTTATAGACAAAAGTTTGCCCGCATTCGTTAGGCAGTGAATATTGCGAACCGTCTACAACAAAACCGTCGTGTTCTTTTACGGCAACAAGAGCTAGTTCCATCATTATTTCTTGCTCGGTTCTCATTTTAAAATTTGTCATTTTGTAGGTTTCCTGTGTTTGTTTAACTTGGTCATAGGATTGCTCTCTTAGGTTTACATAGCAAGTTATCATTACGGAAAAATGACTGACTGTGGTCGAATTAGGCTAGGGAGGGATGTAGGGCTAAATAGGTGCAGTTATGTTGTGCGAGTTTATCTAAAGTGCAAAATTTAAACGCCCTTTAATGATGATTTAAAGGGCGTTTTTATTTCTCAAATTTAGCGATTTTTAACCGCTTAAAATGGGAAATAGCCAAGATTTCAGATTTCTCACTTTTAACGGTTATGTTTCTCAAAATTCGCGGACGGCTACAACTGTATTTGCAAAACCTGCAGGTGCGGAATTAGTGGATGATTACGTAATTGATATTCCACAAAATACTTGGATTGAGCAACCTTGGGATTTAGGTTTAACCTTTGTTCCACCTCTCTCTAGAAAATAATTTTTATACAGATACAGAATAAAAGAGCGGTCAAAATAAAAGAAGTTTTGACCGCTCTTTTTGTATGAGAATTAATTTATAAATTATTCTTCATCTTCTTTTGCCCATTCTAATGAGCGTTTAACTGCTTTTTTCCAGCCTTTGTAGCGACGTTCACGTTTTTCATTGTCGCTGTCTGGGCTGAAAGTGCGTTCTACACGGGCTTTATCGCGAAGCTCGTCTAAATCTTTCCAGAAGCCTGTTGCTAAACCAGCAAGATAAGCTGCACCTAGAGCGGTCACTTCTTTCACAACTGGGCGCTCTACATTTACATCTAAAATGTCAGCTTGGAATTGCATTAAGAAGTTATTGTTTGTCGCACCACCATCTACACGGAGATATTGTAATCGTTCACCCGAATCTGATTGCATAGCCTCTAAGACATCACGGGTTTGGTAAGCAATAGATTGTAAGGTTGCTCGAACAATATGATTACAGTTTGCACCGCGAGAAAGACCAAAAATCGCACCGCGCGCATATGGATCCCAATATGGTGCACCTAAGCCTGTGAAAGCTGGAACAACATATACGCCATTACTATCAGTCACTTTTTGTGCAAAGTATTCAGAGTCAAAACTATCGTGAACAGTTTTGAGTTCATCACGGAGCCATTGGATTGATGCACCCGCGATAAATACTGAACCTTCTAAGGCATATTCTGGTTCGCCTTTTGCATTACAAGCAATGGTTGTGAGTAGTCCATTTTTGGATGTAATAGCTTTGTTACCCGTGTGGAGTAACATAAAGCAACCTGTGCCGTAAGTGTTTTTGGCTTGGCCTGCATGTACGCAAAGATGTCCGTAAAGAGCGGCTTGTTGGTCACCAGCAATCCCTGCAACAGGAATACGCACACCACCTTTACCACCGATATTGGTTTGGCCGTAAATTTCAGAAGAATTACGTACTTCAGGTAATATTGAACGAGGAATATTCAAGATTTCAAGCATCTTGTCATCCCATTGTTTAGTATGGATGTTAAATAACATGGTACGAGATGCGTTGGTATAATCGGTTACGTGCACTCGGCCTTGAGTCAATTTCCATACAAGCCAAGTATCAACGGTACCAAATAATAATTCGCCTCGTTCAGCTTTTTCTCGTGCGCCTTCAACGTTATCCAAAATCCATTTTACTTTTGTACCAGAGAAGTAAGGGTCAACCACTAAGCCTGTGGTATTACGAATATATTCTTCATGGCCATCGGCTTTTAATTTATCGGTAATGTCTGCAGTACGGCGGCATTGCCAAACGATCGCGTTGTAAACAGGTGTACCGGTTGATTTTTCCCATACAATGGTGGTTTCACGTTGGTTGGTGATACCGATAGCAGCGATTTCATCAGATGTAATGCCCGCTTTTGCAACGACTTCGTTTAAGGTTGAGCTTTGAGTTGCCCAAATTTCCATTGGGTTATGTTCTACCCAACCAGCTCGAGGGTAGATTTGGGTAAATTCACGTTGTGCAATTTCAACCACATTCGCATTATGATCTAATAATACTGCGCGAGAGCTTGTTGTGCCTTGGTCTAATGCAATGATGTATTTTTTGTCTGTCATAGTATTACTCCTTCAAATAATTATTCGCAGCCGCAATTACAAGGTAAATTGCCGCCAATTGCTTTTTTGTATAACCATGCACCAGCTAATGCGCCTAAAACAGGTGCAACCATTGGAACGATAAAATAAGGGATTTCGCGTCCGCCAGTTAAAGCGAGTTCGCCCCAGCCAGCGAGATAAGCAAAGAATTTTGGTCCGAAGTCACGTGCTGGATTCATGGCAAAACCAGTTAATGGTCCCATAGCACCACCAATAACGGCTATCAAGATACCGATTAATAATGGGGCAAGCGGACCACGAGGTACTCCGTTTCCATCGTCAGTTAATGCCATAATTAATGCCATAAGAATTGCAGTAATCACGAATTCCACAGCAAAGGCGCCACCAATGCTTAAACTTGGATGAGGATAAGTGGAGAATGTACCCGCAAGGCTTAAACTTTCTTGTGTACCACGAACAATATTGTGGACTGTTTCATAATCGATAAAAACATTGCGGTATAAGGCATAAACTAATGCGGCAGCAAAGAATGCGCCGAGCATTTGTGAAATGATGTAAGGAATTACTTTTTTGCCATCAAAGCAAGCAAATTTCCAAAGGGCAATGGTTACTGCAGGGTTTAAATGTGCGCCAGATAAACCCGCTGTTGCATATACTGCAAGTGCAACGCCCATCCCCCACATAATGCTGATTTCCCACAAGCCAAAACTAGCGCCTGCTACTTTTAGTGCTGCAACGCAGCCCACACCAAAGAAAATCAATAAGGCTGTACCTAAAAACTCGCCAATACAGTTCGCTTTTAATGATTTATCCAT